TAAACAATCATTTATTTGCTCAAATGGAAAGATTGAGCGAAGAATCATTAAGCGTTGAACAACTGGCTTTTGAAGCAGAACGCTCAAAAAGTTTGACAATTATTGCGCGTACAATCGTGGATAATGCGCGTTTAGTCCTTGATGCACAGACACGCATTAATGACATCCCAGAACGCAAAGAGCTACCTGCTATTTTAAAATGAACAGCGGGCAGTTTGAAAAAGGGTTTACGCCTTGGAATAAAGGATTAAAAGGCGTCAATGGGGAATCGGAAAGCAGATTTAAAAAAGGTCATACTGGTTATAGAACTAGACAAATTGGCGATGAAAGAATAGATAGAGATGGTTATGTTTATGTTAAAGTTTCTGAAGGTGGTAACAAACACCATTGTTGGAAATTAAAGCATCGTTTGATTTATGAGCAGCATTATGGCGAAATATCGCCAAGCATAATTATTAGGTTTTATGATAATAATAAACAAAATTTTAATATTGAAAATTTATATGCGGTAACAAAAGGCGAAAACGCTGTTTTAAATCGTTTAAAATTTGCCAATGAACCACTTGAGTTAAAACCGACAATATTAGCAATGGTTAGAATGTGCTTAAAAGCTAAAATACCTTATAGGATTACTTGATGGAAATCACACAACGTAAAACTGCGGACTTGATACCGTATGTGAACAACGCACGAACACACAGCGAACAACAAGTGTTGCAGATCGCGGCAAGCATAAAAGAGTTTGGTTTTAATTCGCCCGTGCTGGTTGATGGGGAGAACGGCATTATTGCAGGTCATGGTCGCGTGTTGGCGGCTAAAAAATTAAATCTTGATGAAGTACCAACCATTGAACTTAAACACCTCACTAATACGCAAAAGAAGGCTTATATCCTTGCAGATAATCGATTGGCATTGAATAGCGGTTGGGATAATGATTTGTTGGCGTTAGAGCTGGGCGAATTATCTGATGATGGGTTTGATTTGGATTTGCTTGGGTTTGATGATACAGAATTATCATTGCTTGATGACACAGAACAAACAGAAGGCTTGACAGACGAAGATGCTGTACCTGATGTGCCAGACGAGCCTATTACTAAACTTGGTGATGTGTGGCTACTTGGAAATCATCGGTTGATGTGTGGAGATAGCACCAGCATTGATGCTGTAGAAAAACTAATGGATGGGAAAAAAGCTGACATGGTGTTTACTGACCCGCCTTATGGAATATCTTTTACTGATACAAAAGGGAATGCAATCCAAAACGATGATTTGAATGATGAGAAATTAGCTGATTTCAATAGACTTTGGCAAGAAAGCGCGTACATCGCTTCAAAAAGAGATTGTTTCTTACTCGCTTGGCAATCACCAAGAAAGTTCCACTTGCTTGAATACTTTGGAAATTGGAAGTTCTTTCGCTTGATTACGATGTACAAGTCAAACCGCATTTCTTTTCCACATGGGGCTTGGATAAATAAAACAGAGCCATGCTGTGTATTTGCAAAAGGAAAGCCAATAATTACAAAGCAGGAATACATGGACGATTGTTATGTGTACAAACACGATAAAGAAAGCCACGAAGATAGTAACGTGGGACATCCAACACCAAAACCTGTGAAGATGGTGATGAGCAATATACAAGCGTGTGCAAAGAAGCATGATCTTGTACTTGACCTATTCGGTGGCAGCGGTTCAACACTTATCGCGTGCGAAAAAACAAACCGCATAAATTACAGCATGGAACTCGACCCTAAATACTGCGATGTTATTATAAAACGCTGGCAAGACTTCACGGGCAAGCAGGCCAAATTAGAATCAACGGGTTAATTATGGCTCTCACACCTAAACAAGAACGCTTTGCTCAACTGGTAGCCGAAGGCAAAACACAGGCTGATGCTTATCGTGGGGCTTACGATGTTGGCGAAAATACTAAAGCGGCAACAGTTATTAAAAGAGCTGGCGAACTAATGACAGACGGGGCTATAACGGGGCGTATTGAAGAATTACGCAAACCAATCATTGAAGCCGTTGGCATTACGCTTGAATCGCATTTAAAAGACTTGATGACGTTGCGCAATCTTGCCGTTAAAAACAATCAAATAAACGCGGCTATTACGGCTGAAATTGCCAGAGGTAAAGCAGCAGGCGTATCAACAGATCGTGTTGAAGCAACTATAAAAACAGGTTACACATTTGTGGTTGAGCGAGCAGCGCGTGAAGATTAGGCTTAAGTTAACCCAACCTCAAGAAGAATTCATTTTTAGTGAAGCAATACATCCTGCAATGGTGGCGGGATATGGCGCGGGGAAATCACAAGCCGCTGTCATTAGACTGGCTTTGCTTGCACTTAAATACGATGGCTTATCGTTTGGGTTTGTTGAGCCTACTTATGACCTTATCCGATTAATTGCCTTTCCGCGCTTCCAAGAAATACTCGATGAGTGGGGCGTGAAATATAATCTTAATAAAGCTGATGCTATTATCAAACTCGAAAACAATTCGCAGATTATTTTCAGATCAGCAGACAATCCAGAGCGTTTAGTTGGGTTTCAGTTAGCCGATGCGGTAATAGATGAAGCAGATACGTTGCGTGTTGACCAAGCCAAACTGGTTTGGACTAAAATGCTTGGACGGATTAGAGAGCGCAAACCAGACAACTCGCCTAACACGCTTGCAGCAGTATCAACTCCTGAAGGCTTTGCTTTCATGTACGAAATGTGGGGCAAAGAACCACGCGATGGCTACGAGTTAATTAAAGCACCTACTTCAAGCAATCCATATTTGCCCGATGGCTATATCAAGCAACTTGAAGCAACCTATTCAAGCGCACAATTATCCGCGTATCTTGATGGCAATTTTGTAAACCTTAACGCTGGGAGCGTCTACCATGAGTTTGACAGAAATCTTAACGCAAGCCATGAAAGCATTATGGATGACGATGTTTTGCATTGTGGAGTTGATTACAATGTTACTAATATGTCCGCTGTTATTCATGTTATTCGTGGCGATATTCCTCACGCAGTTTTTGAATTCACTGGTGTGTTTGATACACCAACGTTATCAAAAATATTAAAAGAAAAATACCCGTCACACAGAATTTTAATTTATCCTGACGCCAGTGGTAATGCCAGAAAGTCAAACAACGCAAGCGAGAGTGACCACAGCATCATGAGAGCATACGGCTTGCAAGTATTAGTCAACTCAAGAAACCCATTTGTAAAAGATCGCGTACTGTCATTTAATAAAATGATTAACAATCAAGGAGAGCGAAAATACTTTGTTAATCCTCAGTATTGCCCAATGTTAGTGGAGTCATTAGAAAAACAATCTTATGACAAAAATGGAGAGCCTGACAAAAAAGCTGGGTTCGATCATATTGTTGATGCTGCCGGTTATTTTGTATCGTATCGCTATCCAGTAGTAAATAATAGACCTCAGTTTGCGGCAATAACTGGTATTTAAAAATTTAAATTATGTTATAATTACATTGTGCCTAGACTTAGCGGTCGAACACGGATTGAACAACCGTTGGCACATAACCTTTCGTTCATATAATCCAACTGTTCAAGGGATTCTCAAAATGAAAAATAATATTTTTTTTGTATATTTACATATTCGCCCAAATAATAAAGGATTGCATAGTATATTTTATGTTGGAAAGGGGACTAAAACCCGCTTAAAATATATTGATAGAAAATATAATACTTATCATACAAAGATTGTGACAAAATATGGAAAAGAAAATATTATTGTTCGCTCTATGGTTTGCAAATCAGAATCTCATGCTTTTGAATTAGAAATAGACATAATTAAAAAACTAAAAAGTTTAGGTGTTCAATTGGCAAATATGACAAATGGAGGAGAAGGAGTAAGCGGAAATATTATGTCAAAAGAGGCTAAAGAAAAAATATCTATAGCTGTAAAAAATAGACCTCCAGCATCAGCAGAAACAAGAGCAAAAATGTCTGAATCAAAAAAAAATATATCAAATGAAACAAGAAAAAAAATGTCTGAATCTCGAAAGGGAAAAGAACTTTCAGTGGAAACAAGATTAAAAATATCTAAAGCAAAAAAAAATATATCAGTAGAAACAAGAAAAAAAATGTCTGAAAGCCATAAAGGAAAAACACTTAGCAAAGAAACAAAAAATAAAATTAAAATTTTTGCTAAAAATATAAGTGTTGAACAAAGAAAAATACTTTCTGATTCAGTAAAAAAATCATGGATAAAAAGAAAAGAAGATAAAATAATGAAAAATATAAATTTAATTGGGGAATAACATGAGCGTTGACGCTAAACATTCGGAATATTTAGAACATTATGAGCAGTGGGAGCGATGCGAACACGCGTCAGAAGGGCAAGACGAGATCCACGAATATGGTATTAAATACCTTCCACGTTTAAGCGGTCAAAATGACGCGGAATATTACGCTTACAAACAGCGGGCACTTTATTACAACGCTACAAATCGCACAATCGACGGCTTAACGGGAATGCTATTCCTAAAACCCGAAGTCATCACAGCACCAGCGGCAATGGATAATATTATTGCAGACGTGACAATGGGCGGGTTATCGTTGCATCAATTTGCTGAAATGGTAGCAGAAGAAGTTATTACTATCGGACGTTGTGCCGTGCTTGTCGATTTTCCACCCATTGTTAATGCGGTAACACTTGCACAAGCACAGGCACAAGGCGCAAGACCTTACGCGACCATGTACGATGCAGAATCAATTATAAACTGGAAAACGGGGCGCATTAACAACGTTGAACAGTTAACACTGGTTGTGCTTGAAGAAGAAAACGAGATCGCAGTTGATGAGTTTGAATCTAAATGCGAACCACAATGGCGCGTTTTAGATTTAGGCGATGGTGGAATTTATCGTCAGCGTGTTTTCCGCAAAGACAAACGCGGTGAGTTTATTTTAGTGGATGAAGTTTACCCAAAAATTAACGGGCGACCACTTAACAAAATCCCGTTTGAGTTTTTTGGGGTTAGAGATAATTCACCATGTGTTGATAAGCCGCCATTGCTTGACCTTGTTGACGTGAATTTATCGCATTACAGAACCACAGCCGATTATGAACACGGTTTGCACTTTACTGGACTCCCAACACCAGTAGTCACTGGCTATTATTCAGACGATAAAAGCGCGTCATTGCGTATCGGTAGTGGCACGGCATGGCTATTGCCAGACTCACAATCAAAAGCGTTTTATCTTGAATTTACTGGTCAAGGTTTGGGCGAATTGCGCGAAGCATTGCGGTCAAAAGAAGCAATGATGGCAACACTTGGGGCGCGAATCTTAGCACCAGAAAAACGCGCAGCAGAATCAGCACAAACGGCTAATATTCATAGATCAAGTGAAAACAGTGTACTTGCTTCAATTTCACAATCAATCAGTATCGGATTAACGCACGTCATGGAGTATTTGCGCGATTGGTCAGGCGTAACTGGTGATGTTAAGGTTGATCTTAATCGTGATTTTATTCCAAACTCAATGACAGCTCAGGACTTGGATGTTCTTGTTAAGAGTTGGCAGGCGGGGGCAATATCAGCTAATGTTTTGTTTGAAAATCTTGTGTCTGCTGACATTATTTCTCAAGATACAAGCTTTGACGATGAGCAAGAGAGGATTAAAATAAATCCTGCTGGCGGTGGGATGTTGTAAAAAAAAGCCCGTTGTTTAGACGGGCTTAGGTTTTATTCTTGTTGTGATATTGCAAAGTTTAAGAAATCAGCTATTTTCTTTGCATCTTTAAGGCTAAAGTGAGTTTTTATTTCATAACTTAATCCGTCATCAAAATACTCACCATAAATAACAAAATGGTCACTGCAAACAATAAAATCAACTTCTTCAATTATGCCATGTTCTGATTCAATTTTTAACTGGTACATAAAATAACTCTCTCAATAAAAAAAACCGCTCTTTTTAAATCGTTCGCGCAGGTCAAGAAATGAACCTCGATTTAATAAAGTAACGGTTTTGTTTAATCTCTTTTTTCAAATGGCGCGAACCACAAACAAATTATACTATAATCAGTGCTATAATCAAAAGAAAACAAAGGATTAAATCATGACGGCTAACGAAAAACTACGCGATAAAACGATTGCACATGAAATTTATTTGCAGCGATATTATTCATCAACAAGTAAAAAGGTCATGGACTTGTTGCGTGTTGTTGAAAAAGATTTGGTTAAACAATTAAAAACGCTCGACCTTGATAATCAAATGACAATCCCGCAGATTGACGCGCGGTTAGAATCAGTGCGGGCGATTTTAAATGAAGGTTATGATTTAGCCGGTAAAGAGTTAATCAGTAACATGAAAGACGCAGCAGAGTATGAGCAAGAATGGCAAATCAAAGCCATTGATGATTCAACGCCTATTGTGCTTGATATGGTAGCGGTTGCGCCCGTGACGTTATTTGCTGCGATTGAATCAAAACCATTGCAGGGAAAACTGATTAAAGAATGGATTGATAAATTAGATCAAGATAGTTACACGCGCATACAGGACGCGGTTAGGATTGGCTTAGTTGAAGGGCAATCTTATAGTGACGTGGTTAAGCGTATCACCGGCACAAAAGCACTGCAATACACCGACGGCATTAACTCACTTAACGCACGTCAAACGCAGGCGTTAGTATCAACTGCAATGGCACACGCTACTAATACCGCGCGTGATGAGTTTTATCAAAACAATAATGATTTGTTTAGTGGATTGCAGTGGGTAAGCACACTCGATGGTCGGACTACTTCAATATGCCAAGCGCGTGACGGGAAAATATACCCGCTTGATAGTGGCGTTAGACCTCCTGCACATTTTAGATGTAGATCGGCAATGGTCAGCGTTTTAAAATCATGGCAAGCGTTAGGGATTAAAAACCCTGATGGTCGCACACGCGCATCGATGGATGGGCAAGTTGCGCAAACCGAAACTTATCAAACATGGCTAAAGAAAAAACCAGAGGCGTTTCAAGATGAAGTGCTTGGAAAAGAAAAAGCGCAATTATTTCGTGATGGAACGCCATTAGATAGGTTTGTTGATGCAAGCGGTCATACTTACACACTTGAACAATTAAAGAAAATTGAGAAATAAACCAGTAGTCAAGTAATCCTTGACAGCTAAAAAAGCCCTCATTACGAGGGCTTAATTGTTATTAAGTTGTTTTTATATATCTTGCGCACTCTTCAAGCGAGCTACCTTTAGCCTTATTAGTCATTTTTG